AGTTGGGGTTCACTTATAGAAAGTGCAAATAGATTATCACAACTTAAGACAGGAGGTAGGTAAATGTTAGACAAACAAGACTGGGAGTTTTGGTATTACAACAGAGTAAATGAGTTCTCTGAAAAATTACTTGCTCCAATGTATCAACACCTTAACGAACCAAGTATAAATGATTTGGTAAAGAACGAGGAGGAGAATAATGTCTGAGCCAAGATATTTATTTGGTGATGACTACGCCTACAATGGAGGCTATGAAGAGTTGATAGATTGCAACCTATGTGGAAAGATGTTTGACAGAGTTGAGTATAGGTCAGACACTTGCTCAGATTGTGAAGATGAAATAATAAAGAAAGAACGGAGTAGGAAATGAAACAGTTTTCTGTTATCTATAATGTTAAAGGAACAAAGATTGTAGATGTATACCTACCTGATGGCGTTGAACTTCCCTCCAATTGGGACAGTCTTAAGACAGAAGAGCAAGATGAATTCCTGTATAATCATCAATCTCATTCTGTCTTAAGAACGGAAGACTTAGACTATGGCAATGTCTTTGAGATATGGGAGAACAAAGATATGTTAAGGGTGGTTAAATGAAATTAGATATTGGTTTACTGCCACCTAAATGGGTAAAGGAAGCCTTGTGCGCTGAGGTTGACCCAGTTATTTTCTTCCCTGAAATAGGAGAAAATCCTTTAGCAGCAAAAAAAGTTTGTATGGCCTGTAATGTCAGAGTGCAATGCCTTGAGTATTCACTGAAGAACAACGAAAGGTTTGGTATATGGGGCGGGTTAACAGAGTTCGACAGAAGAAAACTAAGAAGGCAAGCAAGTTAATAAAGAAGAGAGTGGTAGGTATGGCTTTACTAGCCATCACTTTAATCTTTTATCCAATACAAAAACTTGGAACTTCCCATAAACCTACAGTTCCTGAGCCTACCAAGGCTACTATGGAACAGAAGAAAGCCAACAAGAAACTGGCTCAAAGAATTGCTTGGGCTGGCTATGGTTGGAAGGGTAAAGAATGGGTATGTCTTGATAGAATATTCTACAAGGAAGCCAAGTATGACCACCTTGCAAAGAACCAATCGGGTTCAAGTGCATATGGAATTGGCCAACGTCTTAAGGAGACAAGCAAAGACCCAATGATACAGTTGTTGCACACTTATAAATATATTCAGCATAGGTATAAAAATCCGTGCTCTGCTTGGAGGTTTCACGTCAGGAAAAATTATTACTGATGTTTGACTTAAGAGGAGAACCCGCTTTTGTATGCGTATGTGGTTCAAAGATGTGGAACTTAAAGGTTATGTGGGATACAGAGACAAGACAAGTAGGAATGTATTTGTTAGACCAAGTATGTGATGAATGCGGGGCAATAGCCACCGCTCCGACAGAGATAGATGGGTGTGAGTAATGCCAACTTACGAGTATAGATGTAGTAAATGTCAAGCAGTTTATGTCTTAAGTAGAAGTGTAGATGAACGAAGCCACGATGTTAATTGTGTATGTGGCAACAAAGCAGATAGAGTTTTTAATTCATTCTCAGTGCAGTTTAAAGGCACAGGTTTCTACAAGACGGACAACAAATGAAAGAGTTATTCGGTTTCGCTTTCAACTTTGGGAAGTTGTTCTTGACTATCGCTACTATCCTCATTGTTGTTTTCTAAGTCTTCGTCATTGTAAGGTTTGAAGCCACCAAGTTTACGGATTAATCTACTTAAAGCACGGCGTTGTCTCATTCGTGCAGTATCTTCTGAACCTAATTCAAGAGTGTCAGCAATTAACTTATACTCTAATGACTCTGCGTGTCTTAAGAATAAAATCTTTCTATCATCTTTAGATAGTTTCCAATAAGCATAATCAATCTCTATCATCATAGCCATAAGATTGCCACCTTCGGCAGGAGCAGAAGTTCCTTTTACTCCACCTAAATCTAATTTATGTCCAACATTTATCTCACCTCTTAAGACAGAAGGCAACAGAGCCTCAACGATACCCGCCTCATAGTAGTATAAATCACTGGTTTCATAGCCACTTGTGTTTGCTTTCCACTCTTGACAATAATCTAAAGCCTGATTACGAAGAGAGCGATAGATTAAATTCTTAGCATCTTTATCTCCGATACCTTCCCACTCTTTTAATTTGTTTGGGTGTTCGTAGAACCACTGGTATAAAGATTGTTTAATATCTTTTAACTCAACCATCTTAAATCTTTTGCTGTATTCAGAAGCAACTGCATCTACTACATAATCCCATTCTTTAATTTTATTCCAGTCCATCACGTTAACTTGACGCCTAACTCTAGTGGTAAAAATGTAACTAACTTTGTTGTTTTAGATTTATCTTGAAACTCTGTGGTAGTGGGTAACCATTTCTCTACCCACTCTAACCCTTCGACTACTGTCTTAAGCGGAAAAGACCAGACACCAAGAGGCGTTGAGTTGATATACCAAGGTGTATACCCAAGAGTATCTGCAGTTGAAACTAAGAAATCAAATTTCTTTTTTTCTAAAAGCAAAGTATCGTAATGGGTATTGCGAGACTTGAGTTCAATAAACATTTTGTAATGACTACTAGTGCAATCAAACCCATCATACTCTTTACTAGATTTTTCTAGGTCAGAGTAATGACCGACCTTTAACCAGTTAAAGAGTTCTTGTTCTTTCATTTATTACTATCCCATTGCTGTCTTAAGACAAGTAATGCGATGATGGAATAGTTAGCCATATCTTTGAAAGAGTCTTCAAGGGATTCGTGTTGTGGGTTTCTGCTGTTGTCAACAAGGTTATTAATTCTTGCAAGTTTATCGTGCATACGAACTCGCAATCCATTGACAGGTCCACCAGGTGATTCGCTGATATTCTTCGGGCCGTAATCAAGGTGCTTGCTGAGGAGTAATTCTTTGAGTTCATTAAAGGTATTCTCTACATCCTTCTTGAACTTATCATTAATATAATCTGACATATGTATCTACTTTCCACCTTCATTGTTGGGTTTTTCCTTTTCTAACAATGTCTTAAGACTATCATCAAAATCCTTCAAAGCCGACTTAACCACCATATCTTCTACCAATTCTTCTATTGGTTCATACCCGTTTTCTGAGGCGAATAGGGTTATAAAGGTTGACTGAGTAATCAGTTCAATCTGTTCGGGGTTATGGGCATTGTCATAGATGAACTTAAGCATTGAGCCGAGCATTAATCTAAAGCCACTAGGCAATACCAAGTAAGGGTTGAACTCTTCATCATCTTCCAGTAGATGGTCTACTAGTTCAAATGAACTATCAAACTCCTGACCACATTCATTGCAGGTATTGTGAGGTGGCTCGTCTTCTAGGTTCATTTATTATTTATTTTATTATGGAAATAATCTGCACCCTCTTGAACAAACATTGAGTTAACGTCGTGCCCATCAGGTAGTTGGATAATAGTTACTGGTAGTTCCCTAGCAAGACTGCGGGCAAACTCAGTTCCTGGTTGGTCGCCATCTGCAAATACAAACACTCTTTCAAAGTCTGCTAGTAATCTTGTGTAATGTTTCTTCCAAGAGTTAGCACCAGGAACACCAACGCAAGGTATACCAATACAACCTGACATAGTGATTGTATCTAGTTCACCTTCACATACTCCTATAAAATTGTTTGCTTTTTCAATATCAACTACGTTATACATTCTAGTTTCAGCACCAGTCAAACCCATATACTTAGGTTCAACAGCAGGATTAAGAGACCGAAAACGCAAATCGACAACGCCAGTCTTGGTAATATACGGTATGGATAGTCTTCCGATGTACGCTTCGTGCCCAACTTCAGGCTCCTCTACTACGCCTAATTGCGCCAGCCGTGCTATCTCTATTGGAATGCCCCTGTTTCTTAGGTAACTTTCCGCCTGATAAATGTTTGCCCCGTAACTTTCCGTTGCTTTCCCCAGTAATTCTTTCTGCAAAATGCTTTGCTTCACGTATATCTACCCCCTCTTGCTTACTGATAATTTGTAAACTGTTACCTTGCATTCCGCAGGCGAAACAGATGAATATATTATTGTTGAGATTAGCACTTCCAGACTTGTGAGTGTCGGAGTGGAATGGACACTGGAGATTAACTTGCCCGTATGTTTGTCGTATCTTTGCTCCGTAGTGTGTAAGCACTTCTTTGATGCTTGGTAGGTCATTGTCATTTCTTATCACCATATCCCGCCTTTCTAAGTAAATCTACTGCATCTTCAAGTCTTAAGAGTACAACCCAGTCTTTCACTTTCTGTTCCCCCTGTCCATTTAGTCTTAAACAAACTAAACCTAGTAGATTTTTCTTTGCTCTTTCTTTTAACTGTGCAATAGCAGTAGATGGATTAAATCCAGTTCGTGCTTTTACTTCCCAATCGATACCGACGCAACCAGTTACGTCAGAACCACTACGTCCAGCACCTGTGCTTTCAGCATATGGAAATCCATTCTCTGCTAGATACATAGCCAATACTTTTTGGCTACGATAACCTCTATGTTTACGTGACTGTGATGGCATTAGTATGCGCTCTTATCTTTCTTAAGAATACGAGTAGCCCAATCTAATCCTTGGTTAAGACCATCACCCCACTCATCAGTAGGATTAATCTTTGCTTCTTGAATCTTTGTAATAAATTCTTTTATTTCTGCATTAACTTCAAGTAAAACAAGACGACGAATCTCCTGTGTCATATCATCTTCTTCTTCTCTAATCACACTTACTCCTTAAACTGTTCAACTGGTACACGCCAACCATTAATGTATGAATCGTACCATTTGTCTTCCATATAATCGGTAGGCTTGACATACCCATAGACTTCTACTTCAGAGTAGTAATCAACATCTAAGACTTTAGCCCCAAATATATAGTTATCTTTATCTTTTTCCCAGAATGGAATAGAAGTTTGAGTTCTAACTGACCTGACCTCATAGTTCTTACCAACATCTGGTAAGTGTTTGCGTTGGGGGTAAAGGGCATTTGGATACCAAGGCACATTCCAGGACTGGTTATAGTGTTTAGCAACAGCCCACTCACACACATTAGCCCTTACATTTGCTAGTAGTTCGTGCTCTAGTTTCCCATCTGCTTTACCTTGAGCATAGTTAGGTCTATCAGTTGACCCAAACTTAGCAAGCCATCTTTCATTGGCTAGTAATGTGCAGACTCTAACCTCATCTTTACTCAGTTGTACTATCAAGCCACACCGTCTTAGGATATTTAGTTACATTAATAAAGAAGAACAAGAAATCAAATCTAA